TGGGTTGTTCCGTGGGTTGTTCCGTGGGTTGTTCCGTGGGTTGTTCCATGGGTTGTTCCGTGGGTTGTTCCATGGGTTGTTCCGCTATTTCAATACTACGCGCTAAATCCGAATTGCTGACCTTGAAAAAAGGGGTTTCTTTTGGTTTATAACTGTAAAAACGAAATTTAATATTTGTGTCGTTTTTGTGATACATTAATCAGTTGTATACTATACAATAATATCAATTATTATTCAAGATAAATAATTACAAATCGGCTAATCCACAATCAATCTAGGTACAACATTGATGGTCTGTAGTTCCTGCGACAAAAGTTTATACGCATACGGCATTTCGACCAAAGCAAAATCCGTTTTATTATCGCAAGTCTTACAATTATGAACTGTAAAGTCCGAATTCAAGTACATTTTCGTTTTGTTGCCGTCATTGTAAGACGCAATCATTCCACATTTCTTACAAACATGAACCGAGTATTTATCCGACACTTCGAAAAGGCGTTCTCGACAGAAACGTGAAATACCGTGTGCCACTAAGACATCTCTCTCCATCTCACCAACCCGGAACCCGCCATCTCTGGACCTGCCTTCGGCAGGCTGACGTGTTAGGTTCACCATCGGACCGATGGAACGACTGTGTTGCTTATCGTTCACCATGTGTTTCAGTCTCTGGTAAAACACGGGTCCAAAGAAGATGTTCACCTCCAGCTGTTCGCCGGTTAGGCCATTATACATGACTTCGTTGCCGTAGGATTCGTATCCCAATTTCTGTAATTCTTCCGAAATGGTTTTGATATCCAGATTGCCGAAACTCGTGCCGTCACCGAACATACCGAGTTCAATCAGGACTTTACCCAACAGTGTCTCTTTCAATTGTCCGATGGTCATACGAGAAGGAATAGCATGCGGGTTCAAAATAATGTCGGGACGAAGACCGTTTTTAGTAAATGGCATGTCGCATTCCGGAATAATATTACCAACAGTTCCCTTCTGTGCACTTCTCGACGCAAATTTGTCGCCCAATACCGGTTTACGCAGTGTCCTCACTCTTACTTTCGCGAAATTGTATCCGTCGCCGTTACGACCCGTGTAATTCTTGTCAATGTAGGTTTCCTCCGTGGTCCGGAAGATCTTGCTCTGGTCTTCGTACTTGATGACTTTGGTGGGATCGTTGCGGTTTTCCTTGATCGGAATGATTTTAGCGATAATCACGTCGCGGTTCTCCACCAATTCATTCTCCGGGATAAAACCGCGTGTGTTGAGCTTGTCGTAATTGCCGAATTTAATGCCTTTCGTCTTGGTCTTGTCCGGTTTGCATCGGATTATTTCGTCGCGGATGATATTCTTGTCTTCGTCTTTCTCGGTATGATAAATCGTTGTTAAGAACATACCGCGGTCTAGAGCACCCTTGTTGATTAGAATACTATCTTCCTGATTGTAACCAGTATGTGTCATGATCGCAACGTGGATCTGTTGACCCGACGGAATTTGATTGATATTAATGAAGTTCATTAGTCGGGTGTCGACCAATGGGCGACTAGGATAACTCAACACGTACGCGGTTTTGTCCATACGTTGGTCGTAATTCTTGGCGTAAATACCCATCGACTGTTTAGACATGGCGCAATTGGAGCTCAGGAAACCGTTACCGGCAATGAACGAATGATTTTCACTTTCAACCTCAATGTCCGAAACTAGACCATCCGGTTCTCTCGTTATGGGTCCAGTCTGTAGAAATACACACTCCGAATTCTCGTAAAATCCTATTCTTATTCCGTTGTCGCTGATCATATCTCCAACCGTTTTCCATCCAACATTAGTCATGAAACGGTGATCTTCGGTAGCCACGATTTCTTTACCGCAAAGTGTCCGAATTCGGTAAATGCTGCGATCATTTGGGCGAACAAATTGGTTCACCACATTAGTTTCAGTAATAACAAGTGTTTCGGGATGAAATGTCAGAACTCGTTCGCCAATTTTGACGTAACGTATCGCCTTTTGAGTGCCGTCAGCCATCCACACCATTTCATTTGGATCAAGGCACTGATACGTGTTACGGGGTGCCTGATTATGATCCGGGAAGGGAATACATGAAGCCAAGACGCCGAAAATAGTACTCGGATGAATTTCACAGTGGGTGTAATTGAATTTCAGGTTCTTATCCTGTAGATAACTGTCCTTCGTTTTCATAGAAATCATCGCGAAGTTCTGCTCTTCAGGATCGATGTATTCGATGACCGCCTCCTCCAACTTGCAATTCGTCAACAGATCATTCCACACCAACTCTTTATCCTCCAGCCGTTTAATGATGTCCGCAGTAATCAGAACTCGGTTATCTTTCACACGTAAAAGAGGACGTGTTAATCTGCCGCCGTCATTGCAAATACGGATCTCCATCATCTTATAATCGAATACCACCGAAGTATATATGTTGATAATACCGCTGTATTTCTTGTTCTTCATTTCCGAATATAATTCTGTAGGGACATCGGTGGTTCCGACGAAGACGCCGTTGATAAAGACCTTCACTTGTCCATAAAGTGCGGTCGATGTAGTGGTCTCAACCGGTGCGATATACGGTTTCACATACTCGTATAAAGATGAACTGTTGGTAGGTATCGTAAGATGGGTCATGTAACTGATGTTCTTTACAACACCAATCGAACCGCCCTCAGGACTTTCCGCTGGACATAAATATCCGAACGACGTATTATGCAGCTTGCGCGGAGCGATCAATTCACCGCTTTTCTCAATCGGCGTGTTAATTCTCCTCAGGTGGCTCAAACTGGACACGTACGTCAATCTATTCAACACCTGGGCCACACCCACCTTACTACTGTTCGACTGTTTGATGCTGAAGTCACCAGTCGCCAGTGCACGGTTTATCCCGTTTTCAATCGTCGTCGACTTCATGATCTTGTATATATTCGTCATGTTGATGATATTCTCGTAGTCTTCGGTAGAACGCCAAGATCCACTGTTGATCTCGCGCACAATCTGTTTCTGCATTTCCTTCACCAACTTGTTGAAATAGTTTCTGTAGAGGTTATTCAACAGGGTTCCTGTGAGGTCTATTCTCTTGTTCATGTACGAGTCGCGGTCACTGGGAGGTAACCAACCCATACTCGTCTTCAGCAGTTTGTTCGTCATATAACCCAACAGATACAATTTCTGTTCAATTGTGCGGCAATGCGGCAAGACGTCGTTCTCCAGGACTTCCGTAGTGAACTCCCGTTTTTTACGCAAACCGGTCTCCTTGTCCATATTCATCGGCGTATACGCGACATATGTGGTTATGCGCTGAATACATTCTTCCTGGGTCATGTATTTATTCCCGTCTATAACCGAAGCCTGTAGAAGAGAGAGCATGGTTTCCTGCTTATCGTTGTCCAGTAAGATGTATTCACAAATCTTCTTGTCGGACAAAACGCCGAATGCTCGGAAAAGAACAAAGAGTTCAATCGGCGATTTGATACGAGGAATGGTCACGTAGATGCCTTTCCCGAACCCGTTGTTTTTACTGGAAACCATCATCTCGATCTGTTTCGGGGAAATGCATTTGAAATCGGGCACCGATTTGATCTCCGCGAACCAGTCCCATTTCGTCGTATTTTTCCCGTCAAAACAGCTGACCCGGTTTTCAGGGGCGCGTTCTTGACCGAGAACCGTTTTCTCGGAACCCTTGATGATAAAATAGCCGCCACAATCCATCGAACATTCTCCGGTATACTCGCTGCTAATGTGTTTGTTCTGGGTCAACACGCAGATGGACGACTTCAACATGATGGGCAGTTTTCCGATGTTGATTTTCGGCAGGGTTTTCTCGATGATTTTCGGGGTTTCCATATTTTCTGTGTTGCGAATAATGTACTGTATGTTCAGATCCAACGTCATTGTGGAGGCGTAGGTGAAGTTGCGCAACTTCGCTTCGCACGGCAACATGGTCCTAGTGGCGCCGTTGTTTTCGTGAATTTGGGGAGGATACAGTTTAAAATTGGAAAACGAGATGAGCACTTCTAGAGAATACTTATTTTTATCTGTTACGAAATCGTTTTCGGAATGGATTTTCACCGGGTTGAACATTTGGATTGTGCGTTGAATTTGAAAATTGACGAAATGATTGTAGGATTCGATTTGATGCCTCACCAATCTCTCCAGATACTTACCTTCGAAGTAGGATTCGATTATATGAAAGGGTTCTTCAATATACTCGCCGAGATGATCCAACAGAAACGTTTCCTGTTGGGATTTACGGTGCGTTTCTTCGGCGATCATTTTTTTGATTTCTGTTGAGATTTCGACATCCGCGTTTCCTGGAACCGGTCCAAAGTGAGCATCCATCATCGCTTCGTCATGATCGTGTTCGACGATGGGTTTCGCAGCGACTTTGGATCTGCTCTTTCCAGTGGACCTCTTCACCGACTTTTCTTCAGAACGTTTGGGTTGAATTGTCATTCGACTGGGCGTTTCGACAGACATCATTTCGTACATGTTATTGATAACTGGTGTATATTGTATTGCAACTAAAATTATAAATACATGTCATCAATTTTTTATGTCGTTTAGCAATAAATATTACTGTAAAAACGATCTAAATACAATTCCGCGTATTTCCATAATAATATGAGTAATCCACAACTAAAAAAATTAATTGAATTCATCGATCAATACGCAATAGAGTATAAGAAAGGAGCCTTTTCGCAAAACGTGAATTATTCTTTTATTTCCGGTATCATCAATCAACACTATATAAATGATCGACTGTATGACCCCAGTTTCGTGGGAGTAAATCGATACCCCAAATTATACTATTATCCGGTACAACCAACCGAACCGGAAGCTACGCATAACTCAGGCGCGACGGAACCGCCGAATTATTACTCCTACTTTTCGCATTCTTTATGGAACGATACTAGCCGAGATTTGTATTCGGTTTGGCAGAAAGAACACGAAATAAATCCGTCGGTATTGGGTCCGAACCCACACAACCCTCATGCTCACCTCCATTCGGTTCCGCACCCGCACCCGCACCCACCCCCGCCCCCGCCTAAAAAGGAATACGTCATCGACGCTTCTCTCCAGTCCTTGTCCGACATTATATCTATAATCAAAAACAACGAATATAATTCAATGTACGAATACAACATCGATTTGAAATCATTACACAACATCAAGGACGAACTGATTGAATTGGATAGTATGATTGGAATGGAGACGTTGAAACAGTCAGTGTTGGAACAGCTCATCTATTTTATTCAGGAATTGCACATTGGCGAAAACGTCAGTGATTTCAAACATACTGTTATTTATGGTCCTCCAGGTACGGGAAAAACCGAAATCGCCAAAATAATTGGCAAAATGTATTCGAAATTGGGAATTCTGAAGAACAATGTATTCAAGAAAGTGACGCGAAGCGATTTGATCGCCGGATATTTAGGACAAACCGCGATTAAAACGAAAAAGATTATCACGGAAACGTTGGGGGGCGTGTTGTTTATCGACGAAGCGTATTCTTTAGCGAGTAAGGAAGACAACGACATATATTCCAAGGAATGCATCGATACGTTGTGCGAAGCTCTCAGTAATCACAAGAACGAACTGATGGTCATTATTGCTGGATACGAAGACGAATTGAACGAAACCATTTTTAGAGTAAACCAGGGGATGGAGTCGCGATTTATATGGCGATTTAAGATCGACGAGTACAATCCGGTCCAACTGATGCATATCTTTAAGAAAAAAGTCGCTGAACAAGAATGGACCATCGAGGAAAACACAATAACCGAAAAATGGTTCTCCGAGAAGAAGGCGAATTTCAAAGGATACGGCAGAGATATGGAGCTGCTTCTATTATACGTTAAAATTGCTCACGGAAAAAGAATATACGGTAAACCTAAAGATTTCCGTAAAAAGATTTCGCTCGATGATATGAATGAAGGATATAAAACATTCGTTAAAAATAAACAGACGAAATCCGAAATACCGGAGTATCTGAAAAATATTTATATGTGAGGTTTGCCGCACTGTTTTTTTTCCTATGAAGAAATATAATATGGAGGAAAAGAAATTATTAAATATAAATCCTGATTTGTTTTCATTGTCCAATAATACAACCCGAAAAAAACCTAGAAAACAATCCGACGGAATAAAAATGAAACAGCTGCAGAGAGAACAACAGAAGGAGGAAACGATAAGAAATAAGGCAGCACTGTTGAGAATGCTTCGGAAGAAACAAGAAGAAAAATATCAGGCTATGATGGAAATCAACAATTCTGGTGTCGCACCCGCGCCCGCGCCATCGACAGATAAATATAATAACGACTTCGAAGAAGCCAAACGCTTTATGGATAATTTAGCGAAAAAACAAGAAATAACTCCCCCCAAGAATTATACTGTAAAACAATATCCCAATACACACACTGTCATGCCGGACCAAATATATCATCCCACACCTTTACCGCCGATCGAATACGTTAGTGATTTCATTGGTAGAGAACATACTCCTATGAATTTGTTACCGCCGACCCAGTCCCAATACCAACATCGCCCACCGACAGCTATGAATATGACTGTTAAGAATAATCCCTACCGCCAGCCACAATACCCCCCCCAGCCACAGCTCCAGCCCCAGCAACAGCAGTACCAACAACAACAACAACAGACTTCGATTGTTCCTGCGAATGCCACGCATATCATGGAGCAGAAAATCAATGAGAGTTTAAAACGATTGGATGATATCAATCAGACCAAGTCGAAACTGGAAGAATTCAAAGAGAAAATGCGTCCCAAAATAATGAAGCAGAAGAAGACGAGAAAGAGAACTTATAAAGTAGGCAAGTCGAGAACCGTTCCCAAGATTTCCGTGTTGGTTTCCAACAAAACCATTCGGAAAGATATCACCACCAAGACACAACTGTTGAAACAGGTGCCCATACAAGACATAAAAAAATATTTAATGAAAAAGGGGTTTATTAAAGTTGGATCTGTTGCACCGAATGACGTGTTGCGAAAAATGTATGAGAGTTCTATATTAATCTGTGGAGAAATACAAAATCATAACCCCGAAAACCTATTGTACAATTTTATGAACAACGACCAAACCCACGCCTAAAAACATACTATTACGAAAAACATAGACAACAAAGACACTAGAAACACCACTACCATGACTTCGGTTTCTTCTTCCGGGATTGTCAACATACTATAGTTATCGGTATCGGGATTGTAATAATATTCTCCAGACATTATTTACTGTTGGCTTTTTGTTTTATAATAGCATGAATGCAGTTACATATCGATCAATTTTTTATTTTAGCAAAATGATATAGATACAATACCTGTTATATTATATCTATAAACAACATCCCATACCACAACACCCCCATAACACCACAAAAATATGCAGAGGAAAACAAACGACACAAACACCGTATCGGGAATTTACAGTGAATATTTCAATTATACGAAGGAATACCAGGAAAAATACGGAAAAAAAACGATTGTGCTTATGCAAGTCGGCGCATTCTTTGAAATATACGGTATCAAGAACCCAATTACGGAAGAAATAACAGGCAGTCTTATCCAAGAATTGTCCGATATCTGTCAATTGAACATTTCCGAGAAAAAAATGACACTCGGAACACAAGACAAACACATAGTCATGGCCGGGTTCCGCGATTTCACGATAGACAAGTATCTGTTGAAATTGACCGATGCGGGATACACTATACCCGTCTTTATTCAAGAGAAAATGGGAAATAAAGTCACCCGAAAACTCGACAGAATATATTCTGTTGGAACCTATATGTCCTGTGAAACGGACAGTTCTCCCAATATTTCCAACAATGTCATGTGTGTCTGGATAGACACGTTCAAACCGTTTTCGAGAACATTGAACACCACCAGAGATACCATAGTGATTGGTGTGGCGGTAATCAATATTTTCACCGGGAAAACGTACATTTTCCAATACGAGACCACCTATTATCTCAACATCACTACTTTCGATGAACTGGAACGATGCGTCTCCATTTATTCACCCTGCGAAGTTCTCTTCATAACCCCCTTTTCCGAGAAGGATACGAGAACCATCATCCAATTCGGCGGCATCAAAACGTCCACACATCTATACAAAAACACGGACGAGAAGATCGTGAATTGTTCTAACCAAAAGTATATCAAACAGATCCTGTCGAATTTCTTCGGCGAAGAGACCTACGACATTTGTTCCGAATTCCAAAATAGGATAATGGCAACCCAGGCATATTGTTTTCTGTTGAATTTCGTCAAAGAACAGAACCCGGATCTTGTTCGCAAAATATCGCTGCCCGTTTTCAACAACACCTCGGATCGTATGGTTTTGGCAAATCATACATTGTCGCAATTGAACATAATAGACGATACTGTTACAGACAGCAAACAACACGGTAAAATGTCGTCGGTGTTATCCTTCCTGAACAAATGCTGTTCTCCGATGGGCCGGCGACGTTTCCAATTCCAATTGACAAATCCCACTTTCAATGAAGAATGGTTGAACGATGAATACGATATTACAGAGATATTTCTGGATAGCATAAATGCAGAACAAATGTCCCTGTTGAGAAAACGTCTCTCGAAAATTCGTGACACTGAGAAACTCTGTCGACAATTAATCCTCAGAAAGATTTATCCTTCGTCTATTTTCCATTTGTATGAGAGTTTAGGAGAACTTGTAGAAATAAATCTAATTGTAAGAGAACATTATAAAATTCGCAATTATCTCTGTAGAAATGACCCCAATCAAGTTTTCCAAATCGCAGTTTCGATTTTAGAGTTTTTGGGAAAACATTTCGATATGGATTCATGTAAAACGACGGCGTCGATGACCACCTTCGACGAGAACATTATCGCGCGTGGAATTTCCGCGAAACTGGACGAAACCGTCGATAAATACGAAGAGAGCCAGGAGATATTTAGGGATATTCGCAACTATTTCAATGAACTCATGCAGAAATACGAAAAGGCGGACGGATCCGGCACCACGGCGGAGTACGTGAAGATCCACGAAACCGACAAATCGGGCGTCTCTCTACAGATCACTTCACGACGTTCTCAAAACTTGAAGGCATATTTAGACAAATATGAAAAGGAGGATACTGTTAAGATTTCCGAGAACGTGTCTTTCTCCAAAAAGGATATTCGGTTCGTCAAGTCCTCCGGAGCCAATGTTGACATCCAGTTCTCCTTATTGGATGAAACATGTAGGAATATGTTGGCGTTTCGCGAGAATATTCAATCGATTTCTGTTGAAGTTTATCTGGAAATTTTAACGAGATTAGAGAACCTGTTCCTAGGAGATTTAGAAATGTTATCCGAATACATTAGTAAATTGGATGTTCTCCAATGCAAAGCATATATTGCCAAAACATATAATTACTGTAGACCAGTCATTGATCAGACGGCGGAGAAGTCTTTTGTTGATGTCACGGATCTGCGTCACTGTCTAATTGAGAACATTCAACAGAATGAAATCTATGTTACTAATGATTTGTGTCTAGGTTCTCAACGACAAGACGGCGTCCTACTTTACGGAACAAACGCGGTTGGTAAAACCAGTTTTATTCGAGCGCTCGGTATATCGGTTATTCTTGCCCAAGCCGGATTATATGTTCCGTGTTCTAAATTTGCGTATAAACCGTACACCGCCATCTTTTCCAGAATTCTCGGAAACGATAATTTATTCAAGGGTCTTTCAACATTTGCTGTTGAGATGTCGGAGTTGCGTCTGATCTTGAAGATGGCCGACGAAAAGAGCCTGATACTGGGGGACGAGTTGTGTTCAGGTACGGAAATGGAGTCGGCTCTCAGTATTTTTGTGTCTGGTCTGATGAAACTGCACGAAAATAAATCGTCATTCATTTTTGCCACGCATTTCCATGAAGTCGTGGATTATGACGAGATTAGAGAACTTGGGAATTTGAAAATGAAACATATGGCTGTCAGATATGACCGGGAAAAAGACTGTCTCATCTATGATCGCAAATTGAGAGACGGGTCGGGTCCCCGAATATATGGACTGGAAGTGTGTAAATCGCTCTATTTGGACGAGGATTTTTTGAAAACCGCTTATTCTATTCGCAATAAATATTTTCCGGAGACGAGAGGAGAATTGTCGTTTGGTGTTTCTACATATAATGCGAAGAAGATCAAAGGGATGTGTGAGATGTGTGGAGAAAATGCAGGAGAGGAAATTCATCATTTGCAACAGCAGAAGGAGGCAAATGAGGATGGGTTTATCGGTTCTTTTCATAAAAACCATGCTGCAAACTTGATGACGGTTTGCGAAAAGTGTCACGATAAAATACATGGCGAGAACAATTTGAAACATACACGTAAGAAGACCACTGCGGGGTATACCATAATGTAAAAAATTGATGAAAATATATGTAAAAATATAATAATTCAACAACAACAACAAGACTAACAAGACTAACAAACCATGGATAGATCAATGGATAAAACAATAGATATGTATACACCCGGTGATGTAAATTTCGTACATTTCAGTACGATAGAAGAAAGAAAACAATTTACATTGTATTTATTCCTTAAGAAAATAAAGTTATCGCATGTATGTTGCAATGGTCTAGGTGTCGGGTTTCATTTAGACACTATTGAAATACATAAAATAGTAAGAAAGTTTGATAAAGCTGTTGCAAATAGTTCTTCTTCTTCCAATACTTCAGTACCAATAGAGGTTGCCGAATGTGGAGTTTGTTTCGAGAACAAAACGATGGTATATGCATGTAATACTTGCAAACATCCATTTTGTATAGATTGTGTTCGAAGGTTTCCTGGAAGAAAATGTGCATACTGTAGAAGTACAATGTTGAATGTATAACAAAATTAAATCGTAACTGTAGAAAATTGATTATATTTTTTATGTATTGTGTTGAAAGATATCCACATACCAAAATGCTACAGACAATAGTAGAAAATTACCTGAAATCACTACCAGATGACACAACAGATATTGATATCAGTGACATGGGATTGACAGAATTGCCCGATTTGTCGAGGTTCGATCAACTCCGAATATTACGCTGTGAACATAACGACCTCACTAGTTTTACAAAAATACCTCCACGATTGACACATTTGTACTGTTACGCAAACCAACTGACAAGTTTGTCAGGTTTACCTCCAACCATAATAGAGTTGTACTGTGCTAAAAATAAACTCATAAGTTTACCGGAAGATTTACCTCCAGCCTTAAAATATTTGTATTGTTCTCATAATCAGATCTGTTCAGTTCCCGATTTATCCAAATCAAAGTTAGAAGAAATTCATATTAGTTCGAATAACATCACAGATTGCTTCAAATTGCCGTCAACACTAAAACAATTCTACTGCGAAGATAATCATCTGACCAGTTTCCCAGATTTCCCTCCAACAATACAACGTATATCGATTGATGGTAATCCGATTTACGATATTGTAAAACTATGTATTGATTAGTGGTACCAGTCCATTTGGTTTTCATCTTTCGTATAACGAGGGTTTCAAACCTGTAGCATATTTACTCAAATACACACTGTCTTCGTAGGAAGGAACGTAGTTACCAATTACGTTAGGTTTACCCGTTTCATAATATGTAAATTGTGTTTTAATATCATTTCCTGCTAAAGTCGCGTATTTATTTCCACTTCCGTCTAATACAAATGTTGTCCCTGCAGGTAATCCATATACTTCCGCCTGTTTGCTTATGGTATCAATGTCGTCGTGGTATTGAACGTCAGCAAACGTGTAGTCGGTTTTCTTGATATACTCGTCTCTATCTTGAAACCCCTCTAGCGAACCACGAAAACATTGACATAGAAAACATGTAGATATCAAAATAAAAACCAGGAAACTAAGAACATAATATAATTTTCTGTTGATCATTATAGTATATTGATAAAAAATTGAAATAAAAAATTATATATAGAATATACAACAAACCAACCAACCAACAATATGATTATTCCTGTTAAATGCGTTACGTGCGGAATGGTTCTCGCCGACAAGTACAGATATTACCAAAGCGAAGTCCGAAAAATAAAAATATCTCAAGGTATGAAGGTAGACAAGGTAGTTTAT